AATTGATACCTTTCAAAAATTGTAAGCCAGAACCCAAAGAAATTGAACCAAAGTATGAGGATTTAATAAAAAAATTAAAAGGCATGAAATTTTTTATTGTTCGTTGGTGTGGGGACGAAAGTTGTCCTTGTTCTCAAACTGTAAAAGACCCAATTAAATTTTTTAATGAATTTGTATATGATAATGATACCATTAAAGATCTTGCAGAAATGGAAGTTGGGCAACGCTATAATGTTGATGAAATGATGCAAGACATAGAAATTTTGAGGTATGAATAATGTATCCTACAATTAAAATTTATGTTGAGGGTGGTGCAGTAATGGAAGTTGATAATCTGCCAGATGGTTTTGATTATGAAGTGATTGATCGTGATGTTCTTGAAATTGAAGGGACAGAACAAGAAAAAGTTATCAAAGAAAGTCCATTAAGTGACATATGAATAAAGAATTGTGGTAAGTCGTTAGTGGTAGGCTTTTAAAATTAACCAGATTGACATTTAATGTCATTACAAGATGCCACAATAAGACCCCTAACAAAGCGAGAGTAGAGTTGGGGGTTTTTTTATGTTATTGACTTAATAAGTTAATGGCAAAATCAGAAAAAAATCTTTGGCAACGAATAAAAAAGTTAAATTTAAAAGGTCAATTATTTCGTATAGAAAGTAACACTATCAATGGAATTCCAGACGTTTATTGGTTGATAAATAACAAAAGTATTTGGATTGAACTAAAGTCAAATGATGTCAAGAATTGTGGACTTACAAAGTTTCAAATAAATTGGCACTTAACACATTATAAGAATGGTGGACAATCTTTTATCTTGCGAGAAGACCTCTCGCAGAGACCCTCTCAAAATTTACAAATTTTCGTGGTTCGTGAACCGAGACGCTTGGTTCGTGCCTACTCATCACTCAATTTAAAAGATGCAATTCAAAAAATCTTGACGCAATAACCACGCCTCTCGCATCTCTGTTTGACAAACTATGTTTGTCAAACTTTGAGATTGCATGTGGGTTTTTTTCTTTAACCATTTACCTTTATACATGCGTAAAGTTTGAGATTGCATGTGGGATTTTTTTTCTTCCTATATACCTTTACATGTGCGTAAACTTTGAGATTGTATGTGGGATTTTTTCCTAAAGGTATTTACCTTTATATATAAAAAAATTTATTTTTTTAATTGGTCCTGGATAACTGGCCTGGCCTAGAGTCTTATTGGTCCTGAGTCTATAGCAGCATAAATAAAAAGTTGACAGCTCTTAGCGTCCCATGATAATAAGATTCATTAATTAACAAAAGGAAACATATGACTAAAAAAATAGATGAAATAAAAAAAGAATTGTCCGACGTAACGGACAAAATTGAGAGTATGATTGAGAAGGGGGTTAGTGAAACAAACCCTAAACTAGATAAATTAAGCACTAAGCAGCATCAATTAGAAATTGAGCTTGATTTTGAAACAAATGTAATGGGGGTAACTAATGACTAAAAAAATAACACCGCCTAAAGGATGGCCAAAAGATAAACCATGGACCGAGAAGGATGCAGCAGAAGCAACGGCTGCCGCTGGGCTTGGCTTGAGTCGCAGCGATTTCTCAGATGATGGTGCAGACCTTCAGGATCTGAAAGAAAGCTTAGAGCTGCTTAAAACTAATGAACTAGTTGAGATAGTAATAGACCAAAGTAAACAGCTAGAAAAAAAAACGGGGGGTAACTAATGCCTTTATTAAATTATTATTCTCAAACCAAAATGGCTAAGGGGGAAAAATTCGGATATAAAACGGCTATCCTTCATTTGGCCCCTTTTACACTAAGTGGAAAAAACGTCTGTCCCAAAGCATCCCCTGAGTGTGCTGCAGCTTGTTTAAATACATCAGGCCGTGGCCAAATGGGCTCGGTTCAAAAAGCTAGACTCAATAAAACTAATTATTTTTGGACTAATAAAAATGGTTTCTTATGGGATCTGAGTCGTGAAATTGAGCAGCTCAAAAAAAGAGCTGCTAATCAGGGCTTTAAGTTTGCAGTAAGATTAAACGGGACCAGTGACCTGGCCTGGCATCGTATGAAAGTTGAAGGCGGTTCCAATTTAATGCAGCTACATCCTGATGTGCAATTTTATGACTACACAAAAGTCTTAAATTATATTGATCATGATATTAAAAATTATCATGTTACTTTTAGCGACTCAGGCAGAAACAATTCAGACATTGCTGCAGCAATTGAGAAGGGCTCAAACGTGGCTGTTGTGTTTCAAGATAAGTTACCCAAAAAATGGCTTGATAAAAAAGTCATAAATGGTGACCTTCATGATCTTAGGTTTAAAGATCCGAGAGGCGTGATTATTGGGCTCGTTGCTAAGGGTCAAGGCCGTAAAATCAATAATAAGTTTATCAAGGCGGTAGCCTGATGGATAAATTTTTAGCCTTTATAATGCGACTGGTTATATTTTTTCCAGGTACTATTGGAATTATACTCTTATTAGTACTTCTTTTTTAGAACGATTCTAAATTACAACGCCAGGCCAGGACAACCTGGCGTTGTATTAAATTTAAATAAATCTTTTTCTTGTATTATCTTTTTAAATCCCTTAATAATGGGACAGTGATAAATAAAAAACAAACTAACAAAAAGGAAGGTTAATTATGAAATCACTTAAACAAATGTTAACAATCGTTAACAATAAAAAGATTGATTATAAAGCTTTAGTTTATAGTCAATTTACCGACACAATAAAAAACTACACTAAGGTCACTAAGTTAATAAAACCTGAACTAGTTGAACATTGTGAAGCAAACGAGAACTACTTTCAATTTAAAGAGCCTAAAACTACTGGTAAAAAAGGTCTTTATATTGGATCGGTTCAATTAGTCACAAAAAATACAAGTAGGTTTGACGTGACACAATTCAAAAAAGATAACCCAGAGTTATACGCTAAGTATTTAGTTGGTGGTGTCTCTAATGAATTAAGAACTAACTACAAACTAGAGGTTAAATAATTATGAATATTGCATTACATATATTTTTAATCTTAATTAGTTTCTCAATCGCATTTTTTGGCGTGATTGTTTTATTCACTGTTGACCCTTGGGTCGGTTTAACATTGTCAGTGGGTGGGATTGTATTAGCCATTAAATCAATAGAGGTTTAATTATGGCTAAATTAAATTATAGAAATTGGTTCATTAATTGTAGACCACTTAAAGACAACGAGGGAAATTGGCAGTTAGAACTAGAGAAGGGGGAAATAGTCCACACCTTCACTATGGCTAAGTCAATGACAGTTGGGTCAATAGAAAACTTTGCATATGATCGCATTGACGAATATGTTGAAGACGAAATAAAAAGTTAATCATACGAATAAACGCCCCCTATACTTGGGGGCGTTGACACCCATAGAGGTACCAACCAAAATCCAAAAATAGAAATTTTTTTATTTCTATTTTTTTAGGATTTTTTATCTATATTTTACTAACTTTACCTTTACTTGCTATGACAGATAGAAGTACAAAGGCCTTAAATGAAAGGGGTTTCTTTTTTGGGGACCCAAGGGTATAGTAAATATATATGACTAATACAGATTTGATGACCACCGATCAGCTACGAAAGAGGCTCGAAAAAGTGTGGCTTCAACATATAAAATTATGTCAAGATAACTTCTTGTACTTTGTAAAGAATGTTTGGCCAGATTTCATTTGTAGAACTGACAGTAATCCAGATAAATGGGGACATCATCAACACATAGCACATGAGTTTACAAAAATTGCTAAACACAAAAAAGGAAGGCTTATTGTTAATATGCCTCCTAGACACACTAAATCTGAATTTGCATCTATATACTTTCCAGCATGGATGATTGGAAAGAATCCTAAAATGAAATTAATGCAAGTATCACACAACGCAGAACTTTCTGGTAGATTTGGTGCTAAGGTAAGAAACTTAATTGATAGTCCAGAGTATAAACAAATCTTTGGAGATGTTAAACTAAGAGAAGATAGTAAGGCAAAAGGACGTTGGGAGACCAATCAAGGTGGGGAATACTTTGCAGCGGGTGTTGGCGGTTCTATCACAGGACGAGGGGCGGACTTACTTATTATCGATGATCCACATACTGAACAAGACTCACTATCCGATAGTGCGATGGAGAGAACTTTTGATTGGTACTTGTCTGGTCCTAGACAACGTTTACAACCGGGAGGCTCTATCGTTCTTGTAATGACCAGATGGGCTCAAGATGATTTGACTGGTCGATTGATAAAATCAGAATCTGAACCTAAAGCAGATAAGTGGGAGAAAATTTCTTTTCCAGCTTTAATTGGTGAAGATGAAAACGTACAACCAGTTTGGCCTGAGTATTGGGAACTAGATGAACTGGAGAAAGTTAAAGCGTCAATATCAATTAGAAATTGGTCTGCACAATACATGCAGAATCCAACATCAGAAGAAGGAGCTATCTTAAAAAGAGACTGGTGGGTTCCGTGGGCCAAGGACCTTCCGACTTTAAAACATGTTATACAATCTTACGACACGGCATTCAGTAAAAAAGAAACTGCCGATTATTCTGCTATTACCACATGGGGAATATTCACGCCTCACGAATCTGAACCAGATGCTATAATGTTAATTGATGCAATTAAAGGTAAGTATGATTTTCCAGAATTAAAAATGGTAGCACTTGACCAATATAAATACTGGCAGCCAGAGACAGTTATCATCGAAGCAAAAGCTTCAGGTCAAAGTTTATTACAAGAATTTAGAAGAATGGGTATACCTGTTATGGATTACACACCTGGACGTGGACAAGATAAACATTCAAGAGTAAATGCATGTGCTCCTTTATTCGAGTCTGGACAAGTTTATTACCCAAGAGACGAACATTGGGCAGAAGAAGTAATCGAAGAATGTGCAGCTTTCCCTCATGGAGAGTATGATGATTATGTGGACAGTACCACACAAGCTATGTTAAGATACCGACAAGGTTCTTTTATAAAGACTTATTCTGACGAGGATGAAGTTGAAAGTTATAAGAGAAAAAAATATATATATTACTAAAGGAGAAGACATGTCAAAATTTAAGAAAAAACTTAAGAAAGCAGTTATGGCTGGTGCAGCACTTTATGGTGCATCTAAGCTTATGGGAGCATCTGGTCCTGTAGGAGATAAGTTTGCAAGTGCAAGAAAAGCTATGACTTCAAATGCAGCTATGAAAGGTGCTTCTAAACCACCTATGCTTGGAAACATAAAAGAAAAAGTAGTAGCTGGAATTACTAAACTTAAAAGATCAGATTTACCTACAAAAAGAAATATGAAAAGTATTTTTGTTGGTGATGATGGCACAATTACCAAAGGTTTAGAAAGATTTAAAAATAAAGATATTTATTCAAAAACTATGAAATCTAGAAGAGGAGAATCTAGCGGTTCTGGAAGTCTTAAAGATTTTGCAAATAAATTTATTCTTGGTAGAAAAACACAATTAAACAAAGGTAAAATGGTAAAAGCTCGTGGCGGTGGAATGGCTATGGGTGGTATGAAACCAACTAAACTTTATTAGTTTTTAACATGGCTGAAATTGACAAAGCAATTGAAGAGGAAGTTATAACTCCTGATTCAGAAGAAGTTGATATTGAATTAGAGGGGGAAGAGCCTACAACAGTTGAAGAAGCTGTTAGTGAGACTGAAAAATTTTTTAGCAACCTTGCTGAAGATATGTCTGATGATGTTCTGCAAAGAATGTCTAATCAATTACTTGACGATTATAAAAAAGATAGAGTCTCAAGAAAAGATTGGGAAACTTCGTATACCAATAATTTAGATTTATTGGGACTCAATCAAAGAGAAATGACTAGACCATTTAGAGGGTCAGCTTCAGTTACTCATCCATTACTCAGTGAGGCAGTAACATCCTTTCAAGCACAAGCCTATAAAGAATTATTACCATCATCAGGACCAGTCAAAACTAGAGTCCTTGGTGTTGAAGATCCTGAAAAAATGAATCAAGCACAAAGAGTTCAAGATTTCATGAACTACATGATTACTGAAGAGATGGAAGAATACACTCCAGAGTTTGATCAATTATTATTTTATTTAGCATTAGCAGGCTCTGCATTTAAGAAAGTTTATTACGATGAAGTTATGCAAAGAGCTGTATCAAAATTTATACCAGCTGAAGATTTAGTTGTTCCATATTATTCAACTGACTTAATGGATTGTGAAAGAATTACTCATGTTATTAAAATGGGTGAGAATGAAATATTAAAAAAACAAGAGTCTGGTTTTTATAGAGATGTAGAACTTAAACCTACTTCTAAGGGTCCAACTGACATTGAAAAAAAATATCAAGAGCTAGAAGGAATTACACCGGGTGGCGACAAACAATATTCTTTTTCTATTTTAGAGATGCATGTAGATTGTAATTTAGAAGAGTTTGAAAATAGAAATTCAGAAAAACAAGTTAAGGTACCTTACATAATTACAATTGATGAAGGCTCTGGACAAATTTTATCTATCTATCGTAACTATGATATGAATGATGAGACTAAAAAAAGAAAAGAATACTTTGTACATTTTAAATTTTTACCAGGATTAGGTTTTTATGGGTTTGGTTTAACTCATATGATAGGTGGATTAAGTAGAACTGCTACTCAATCACTAAGACAATTACTTGATGCAGGTACATTATCTAACTTACCAGCGGGATTTAAGTCTAGAGGTATAAGAATTAGAGATGATGACCAACCATTTCAACCAGGAGAGTTCAGAGATGTAGATGCACCGGGTGGAAATATCAAAGATCAGTTTCA